GTGTTAAGTTAAATGTAAAACCTAACGCTCCACCTAAATCTTTTAAACCGTTGATGTAGGTTTTATATTCCGTAGCATCTAAGGTTGTCGTTTCCAAACTTTCTGGGCTTGGATTCATTTCTGGAATTTCTTTTAGTCCTTGAATTTGCGTATAGTCAACTAACGCAGTTGGACGGGTTCCAGCAGTTGCTTCGACGGCATAATATAATTTAATGCCGGCTGTTGATAAATCAATTGCCATAATTTTCTCCTTTATGAGGCATAGATACGGTAAGCTTCATCCACAATAGCATCGTACCTTCCTACTATGTGGTAAATATCTACACCTTCTTCGTTAGATATTTTGTTTAGCATTCCTCTGGAAAACTTTAAATCTAATAGAACACCGTCGATAATTTTTGCTATACTTTTACAAGTTTCTTTTTTAGTACCGCCATTTGTAAAAATGTCTATTTGATAGGCAACAACACCATAGTTTTCCATTTTGTTAGTTGTTTGCCCAGCGGTATATGTATTGTTGGCGATTTCTTGGACCATAATAGCAGGAAACGAGGTTGGGTTTGAAACATATTCGCCATAAACCACAGCCCCAGTATATACAGCAACTACTGCTGTCCGAATTCTTTTAAAGATTTCTTGTTCGATATCTATCATTTAAATTTCCTGTTTTGTTTTATAATTTCTATATACGGACTAAACCTATCTTCTGTTCCAAATCTAAGTTTATACCATTTACCAGTTGTATCGTTTCCAGCAAACACATCTTTATACTCTAAATATGCGTTATACATAAATGCTTTTCCTGGTTGTCCGTAAGTCCAAAACCAACTTGAGAAAGACGGATTATTGTGGCTTCCTCTGTTGACCTTTCTTGTTTTACTTTTGAAAGGCCAACCAGTTTCACCTTTTTCTGTTGCGTTATAAACCCATCCGCGAGGTACATAATCTAATCCTTCTTCTTCGCCTAATATACCAGTACCAAATTCTACAAACTTTGCATATTTTTTTGCTGGTCCTTTAATATGAATACGAGCTTTTGTTAATGTTCCAGTTGATGGATTTTTAATGTAAGTAATCTGAATACCTTTTGCTAATGTACCAGATTCCATATTGCTATAACTTTGAGCAAGGTTTTGTCTTGCTGCTGCTTGAATTGTTTCTGCGAGTACTACTAATCTTTGGTTTACACCAGTTTTTCTAAAGTTTGTCTTTCCTGTTTCGCCTTTACCTTGAATTAACCTTTTCAAGTTTCGCATTACATCGTTTGTTTTTGCTAGATAGTCTTCGACTTGTCTTTTGGTCATCTTTTTTAAAGCAGACCTTTTTCTATACATCAGGTTTAACCCTTGCGTCGAGTCCTACTATAAGGGTATTTAACCCTTTATAAACACCACCAACCTTAAAGTCTGGTTGTTCTGTTGGTCCTACTTCAACCCAAAATAAGTCTTGTAGTCCAACTTCAAATGGTTCAGATGTTACTATAACTTTACTATGTTTTTGAAAGTACCCAAACATTTCTGACGAAACTTCGTTGTACCCTTTTGAGATAATGTTTTTTCTAATTGTAAGTTGCGGTCCGTAACTTTCAACAAAAGACCCAGTTCCGAACCCATCGCCATCGAGTATCTCGGTTTTGCCCAAGTATCTTTTTTGATATATTTGTTGTTGGTTCTTAACTAAATCTCTCATTTTATTCCTCCGTCCACGGAACTTTTGCTAATGGCACTACTTGGTCTAATAATTTATTATTATAAGTTCTTTGAATACCATTTTCAGAGTGAGCTGTTTGTCCTTCAGCGCCAAGCATATTATACTTGATTACGGCTAACTCAACTTGAAGGGTGAAGTACCTTGACTCAAGAGTGCTACTGGTGTAGCCAAAGGGGTATCTACGATTTAAAATATCGGTTTTCGCACTATCTAAAAGTTCTTCCAAAAGGTCGTCCTTTGTAATGTCCGCGTCAGCGATACCTAAATGTATTTTAACCCTTTCAAGTTGAGATGCCATCTTTTAAACTCCTAATTAAGGAATGATATAGTTGTCGACATCAGAGGCTTCGGATGGTTCAAACACTTCAGCGTCGTTAATTGCAACAACGGTGATTGGGTGAGTTCCAGAACCAGAGACGGTTAAGGCTAAGTTATAAGTAGTATTACCACCTACAACTGCGTTAATGGTGGCTTTTAAAACAGCACCATCAAAGATTTTAAATTGAGCCGCATCGTCAACAGCAGGAATCGTTAGAATCGCGGCTGCGAGGGTTGGGGCTGGTTTGGCAAGTTGGCGTTTCCACACGTGAATTAAATCAGGGGTAACGGCCTTCGTACCATAACTATAGAATAATTCAACGGCAAACGCGTTGGATAAAGGAATGCGTTCTGCGCCGTATGGGTTCGACATAACTGGTTGAGCCACGGAACCTTTAACTTGTAACAACGCTTTAACACCAAGAGGGAGATACACAGAGCTAAACACACGGACTCCGTGGAACATACCAAATTGGTCAACTGCGGTATTAACATTGGTATTCATTGGAATTTCGTCCAAATAAATACGGAAAGCACTATAAGTGTCAACGTCAAGGACAAGGTCCATTAACATACGGTCAACACCATTAACATAGTTGCTACGGGTCTTTTCAAGACCTTTAATTAAACCTTCAATTTCTTCAGCAATCGTAGCGGAACCACCAAGTTCTTGATATTCCACTTCGGCATTAGATGCTGCTTCAAAGAAGAAGGCTTCTTCTAATTCACGAACCATTGACGCAATGTGGTTCATAGCACGACGGTCTAAAACACCATCAACACCATAAAGTTTCACGTCTTTTTGTTCTAATTCTTCAACGATTTCTCGGTCGTTATCAATCGAGATAGTTACTGGTTTAGCGACAATCTTGTCACCAGTGCCACCAGTACGGGCGGTCTTATACGATTTTGAAACGGAATTTTGATAGCGATTCGCTTCAACAGTTCCGGTCGTGGGGTCACCGCTTAAGTCCATATTCTTCATACCACCACTAATTGTTTGTTTTTGGACGTTTTCAATTACTTTACCATAAAGTTCAGCTAAATAAGCTTTACCAGATGGGTCAAGTAAGATTTCCAAAGCCTGAATTCTTGCCATAATTTTCTCCTTTTATTTATTGGCTAATAAGTTTTTACCAAATTGGTCCTGGATTAAAATCTGATTTAGGTTGGGGCGATTCTGTTGCTTGTTGTGGTTGAGGTGTACTCTTGGCTGCGCTTTCAATTGCTTTTGTTGCCGCTGTTTGTTTCTGGGCTGTTACAAAATCAACGAATACTTTTGCCTTTTCTATACTAACTTCTTCGGTTTCGCCTACTAATCCATCAATAAACTTTTCAGCGTCGGGTCCTTGTATTCCACCATTAACTAAAAAATCTTTAACTTTGGTCTTTTTAATTAATGTTTTGTATTGAAGTTCCGCTTTTTTAGCTTCTTCAAGGGCAAGTTTCCTTGCGGCTTCTTGTTCCTTTAATTCGGCTACTCTGCGTTCTTCTTCTGTCATTTTAGACTTTTTAAAGTCCGCGAACTCGGCTTGTAGTTTGTTGCTTTGTTGGGTAACTTGTTGGAGATTTTGATTTAACCCTTCATTCTGGGTTTTCAACTCCGTAACAGACTTCCCATAGGCGGCCATAATCGACTCAACTTGTTCTTTCGATAATCCAAGGTTTTCAAGTTCTTCTCTTTTCATATTTTCCTTCTTTCTACGCTGTTTAACGAGGTCGCGTCCTCGTGCTTTCGGGATTATAATGAAGTATATCAGAACATAGGTAATATACTTATTACACTTATAATATATGTATCTCTATTCGAAATTATACTCGAAACTACTAAAAAACTACTAATCGTCTTCGCTATCAAGTTCTGACTGCATTTGTTCGCTTTGGTTATACTCGTTTTGACCAGCACCAGTAGTAATGGTTTCTTCCATTTCGTGTTCGTCGTTCATACCCAATTTTGCGTGTAACATTTCCATTTTGTGTTCTAATGACTCTTTACTTAATTCGTATGCTTTTTGTGGGTCATCAAATAAGTTACTTAATTTAAATGCTAATAGTGGGTGAACACCTGCATCTAACATATTTTTAAGGGCTTGTGTTTTAACTAATAAATTATCGCTACGGTTTCTTGTAAACTTAATATCAATAGTTTCAACATTGGTTGATTTAATTTCTTGGGGTACTGTTGAAATAAGTGAACAAACACGAATAGCAATTTTTAATAATTCCTTTTGTGCTTTTCTTAATTGGGTTTCAACACTTTTAGCATCTGCTTCTGCGTCTGCCCAACCTTGTCCTACAATAAGTGCTTGCCCAGTATTAGTTCCTGGGTCTGCGTTTCTTTCCGGCACTTTTGCTAAAATGTGTAAACTACGAATCATATCGTTTTTAAAAACTTGTATTTGCGATTGGTCAAGTGTGTTATTAACTGAATCAACAACTGGGGTATTTCCTGGTTCGCCTTTAACAACAATAACACCTTTTGATTTAAACCGTTCGTATAGTTCGTCATCGATGTCAACATTAATAAACTTCATAAACCATTGAACTGCTTGTTCCACATCGTTCATACGGTCACTTGAAATAAGGTTAACACTATTTAATAGTGGGACAATGGGTTCAAAACCACCTTGTCTAACATTATCGTAATTAAACTCAACAATAGGAATAACTTTTAAAATGTTTGGGGTAATTACAAAATCTGAGATGTTTTCAAAATCTTTGTTGCTCTTTGCTTGATAAACAAAGTCTTTAGTATAAATAGTTAATAGGTAGTCAAACTTACCTTCTTCGATACCTTCTATAACAGAATAAGTAACAGCCATTACTGGTTCTTTTTTAAAGTCGTTACCATAAATAATAAATGTACTGCGTGGGTCTAAACTATAAATCTTAAAGGGTAATTTTTCTAATGGGTCGTTATTGGGTAAAATACACATATAACCAACACCACCAACTACCGTCCAAAAACCAGTTTCTTTATCTTTTAAATGTTTTTGTGCTTCTTGGAAAAATTCGTTTAAAATAATAACTTGCTTATCTTTTGTTTCTTCCGTGGTTTCTTGGTCTAATGCACTTAACATATGAGATGCGTTACTATTTTTAATAAGTTGAATTGGTTCGCCAAAAATAAAACCTAACTTAAAATCAACAATAAACTTTGCCCAGTTTTCTACAACACGATTATCTATTTCTGGTCTAACGATTTTATCGTCACGCCACAAAATAGGTTGGTTTCCTTTATAAAAATGGTAAAGGTAATTAATTTCATCTGCGTTTGTATTATGAGTAACAAATGCTCGGCGAAGAACCATCATAAGTTCTTCTTCTGTTAGTTTTCTGTTGGGTATATTAAATAGGATTTGTTTTCGTCCTAATAATATAGCATCCTCCGTAATAACTGTCGTATCGTTCCAATAATTTCCTGCTTGATGTACCATAAGTACCTCCTAAAATGGTCTGTCAATTACTTTGACTTGACCGTAATTTTTTACTAATAACCCAACTAATCCTGCCATACTATCTGGTGCGTCATCGTGTTTATTCTTTGTTGCTGTCATAAAACTGGTTAAGTTTTTCATAAATGTTGTATATTCCTTGTCCCTATTCCTTTTATCTAAAAAATAACATCTTTGTATTTCTGGGCTGGCTTGTATAACTCTACTTACTTTTGTTTGGTTAGTCGGAGCTTTTCTAGAACTAATGTTTAACCTTACACTATGTTCTCTTTTTAATATATCATCTACATAATCAGCGTACTCGTCACCACCATTGTTTGCTTCAAATCTAATTTGGTGTGGTAAGTGTTTTAATAACTTACCTATAACAAGTGGTCTGGTAACTTCCTTATTCTTATCGTTAAACACTACATCAACGATATAAATGTTCTCTTCGTATTGGTAAGCAATAGGCATACTCAAATAGTCACCACCACCCCAAGCAACGTCGCAGAATGCTACAATCCTATCTGGTTCTCCTGGAGGTAATACACCATTATAATATAGTAGGTTCTGCTCTGGGAATAATAACCCTTCACGTTCAATTGGTTCGTTCATATATAAACAACGCCAACTAACATCGTCTAAGTTATCTCTCATATCCACAAAGTATTTAGTATCGAACCCTACATTGTAAAGGTAGTTAAAGTTGCTCGCTCCAGAGTCGTCCAACGCCGGCACTTTTATGAACTTGGCTCGCGCGTCGCGCTCGTACTGGGTCTCAAGTCTTCCAATTATGTCCCATACGGACCAACGAGTAGCAATATGGATTTCCTTACAATTCTTTTTCTTTCTAGACTTTAAGTCGTTAGTGTACTGCGACCATAGTTTGTCTAAACGGTCTCGGTTTAGCGCTTCTTCAATACCACTAACCAAGTCGTCACAATACAAGTAACGCTCGCATCTGGTAGCACCAGTTAAACCCCCACCAATACTTCTACAAGTTAAGGTTTTAAACCTTTTGGGGTGGTTAAGGTTAATGGTTTCGTCATTACTATTAAAGGACTCTAATGTAACACTTGGGAACACATCTTTATATAGGTATTCCGCGTCTGTAATAATAGTCTTGACTTGGTCGTAGAAACCTCTGGTAAGTTTGTCTCCGTGAGCACTTGCTAAGTTTGGTTCATCTGGGTGTTTACCCATAACCCAACTTAAAAAGAAACATCCAAGGGTAGTTTTGCCTATACCAGGAGGTAAACTTATCGTTAATAGGTCGATTTTATCATCTTCCATATCTTGCAACGCTTGTACTAATTGTTTAAGTACATTCCGTCTTGGTAAGTAAAACCTACGCTTTGGGTCTCTATCCCACTCAACATATATAAGGAAACTCTCGAACTCGTAAGGGGCGTCGAACAAGTAAGATAATTTGTTTAGGTTGTAAAACTGTGCTATATTAGTAGCGCCCATACTACCCTTCGCACTTTGTTTCTTTACAAGTTTGTTGAGTTTATGAGCTTCTTCAAAGTTTTCTTTTTCGTATATTTGTAACATTCCGAACAGTTTATTTAGGTTATCGTAATCAGATAGGTCTGTTTCAAGCAAAGCATCTATATATTGTTTGTTTGTAAACTGAGCCATTGTTACTTCCTTTGTTCAGACATACTAAATACACCACTACATTATATTTTATGGTATTATTTGCTAAATTATACATTAAAAAAGCTTGAGTGTTATCTCAAGCATTATATTTTGGGTATCGGTAGCGACTATGCTCTCGCAATACGCTTTCCGATGAGTCTATGACGTATTTCCTACTGGGTCCGGCGCCGAAGCGCCTTCTCCTTTGTCGAGGGGTACTTGTAGACTGTACTATATTATATGTTAAGTCGCCAGCAATTATACTCGGTTTTTTATGTGTTGGACCGCTGGTCTAGATTTCTTAAAACCTTACAAAATAAGTATATGTTTTATACGCAAAGTTATACGCAAAATATCAGACCTTTTTGTTTTTTTGGTAGTGGCGGCACTTTTTTGACCCCACACCCCTCGAAATTAGTAGTTATTTAGTAGTTCTATAACTGGTAATATATTAACACTTAACCCCACTTTACCCCTATAATGTGTAATATGTTAACACTTATTCCCCCTTTTTACCCTAAAAATAGGTAGAAAAATAGAGGCCTTTTTGTTTTTCCGGGTACTCGGGAGCCTGACGGTAGTTTGTTAAAAAAATCCGAATAGGGGAGGGTGGGATTATGCCGGATCCAACGGGCTTTCTTACAAGCTCCTCCTGTTCCGTATATCTATTTACAAATGAGCTTGAAGCAATTATACTATAATTATGGTAAAACAAGAACCCTTATCCCTGGTCGTGTGTGGTTATGTTTTAACCTATGTCAATATCCATAAGGAGGATTTTATGACAAACGAAGTGCGCCGAGCCGAAATTATGAAGTTATTTGGGAAGTTCGTTAAGGAGCTCCGCAAGGACCCCTTAACTTTCAAAGGATGGCAAATTGTCTTAAACCCCAAGATGCCTGACCTTATCGAAGCCCACAAAAAGAGCTTAGACCCCAAAGCCAAAGACCAAGTCGCCGGAGTTATCCACCAAAAAGGCTTGTTAGAATGCTATGTAGTTTTGAAGCGTATAGTGAAAAATCTTAATACGCCCAAAGCAATCAACGCCCCGACCCCAACGCAAACCGTCAAGCAATAAGTAAGTAAAAAGAAAGGACCCGGCCAGGCGGGTCTTTTTTTATCTTCTCAAAAGCTAAGTCCCGGACTATCGATAGAATATCGATATACTCCAAAAAAGAAGGGACTCAAAGGTGACCGACTGAGTAAGTGGATATATGCTATTTTTGGATCAAGGTGAGTGTATCCCGGATTTCGACATTCCTTCGCTCGGAAAACCTCAAAATCGGATTTCGCGGAATGAGTGTCTAGATACCCTACCTTACTCGGACTAGATTAATCGGAACGGCATATCGACAGACTTGCGATGTTGATACCCCCACTCTGAAATTTCGAAGGTCTTTCTAAAAAAGGGGTATTCATATATTATCACCTTTTTCTTGTTTTATTCATAGTTGAGAGTATATACTATAATTAGGAAGAGGGAGTGACACCCCTTCCGAATATTGTCATAGGAGGTAAATATGACAAATGAAGTTAGACGTGCGGAGATGTTGAAGTTGTATGGAGCGGTCATTAAAGAAATGGTCAAAGACTCCATTACCTTCAAAGGATGGAAGGTAGTATTGAAACCTACCGCAACCGAACTTATTGAAAGAAATAAAGTTCGTTTGGCGGAAGCGAAAATCAAAGATACTCCTGTTGATACCATCCACGAAAAAGGATTACTTGAATGTTATGTAGTGTTGAAGAGACTTGCTAAGTCACTCAATTCGACTAAACCACAAGCAACCCCCACCGAAACGAAAAAGAACCAAGTTTCTAAATAGTTCGGAAAAGGGAAAGGGATATAGAAATATATCTCTTTTTCTTTCCTCCCACAATCTCGACACTCCATCGATAGTCCATATCCCTATATATAGG